CTCTAGTAGACAGAGGATTGGTAACAATGGCGAAGGAGGGCCGTGGACACAGACTCTACCCCATATGATGATAACGAAGGAATTGAAGCAATGGATGATATGGAGAACCGTCTAGCTATGATGGGTTTAGGAGAGACAGGCTATCTTGTTATGGTAGGTGCCTACTCTGCGGGTGCCGCTGCGTCAGAGGCGTTCGATGTTATCGTAGCATTCTATGTTGCTGGAATGATAGCGAACCGCATCACAGGAGAAGATGATGAGGAAACACCCTCTAGCTGAGTGCGAGAACTGTCCGTTGCAGGGTGAGCGGGTAGCTCGTACTACTGGCCCTAAGAATGCTAAGGTTGCTGTAGTGAGTAGATCACCTGGCGTTAATGATGTACGCACAGCGAAGCCTTTTAGTGGGCCGTCGGGTGAGGTACTCAATCATCTGCTGAGTGAGAATGGTTACAGTCGCAAAGATGTTCTCGTTACTAACCTAGTGTTGTGTTATAGCGAGAACCCACCACAGGGGGCTATTAGTGCATGTAGAGCAAGGCTACAAGACGAACTACGGCAGGTGGGTACAATTATCGCCGCAGGTACAGAGGCGGTCAAAGAGTTTTGTGGTACAACCTCTATTAAATCGGCGCGTGGTGTTGAACACCAAACCCCACAGGGGCAGAGAGTTATTGCTACTAATAACCCCGCTGCGGTACTCTATGATAGTGACTCTTTCCCTAATCTTGTGGAAGATTTCAAGCTAGCTTTGAACCCGCCGCCACCTCTGGTGTACCCTAGTGTGAGAATTATAGATAGTGCTACAGAAGCAATTAAGACAATGAGTTGGCTCGAAACTAAAAGCAGTCCTATTGCGGTAGACGTTGAGGGTCACACTCCACACCTTGAATGCATAGGCTTTTCAGTAGAGCTTGATAAAGCATTCGTTATACCCCGACGTATTATACAGGAGGTTTGGGATGAGCTTTCAGAGCTTCTACAACAACCCAAAAGATGGCTCTGGCACAATGGTATTTACGACGTTAAACTACTACGTAGGAACGGGATACACACTACGATTGCTGAAGATACCTTTCCTCTTTCGTGGTGTCTCGACGAAAGGGAAAGTGGAGTACATGGATTATCCTATCTATCCCGAACTCAACTAGGCTGGTTGAATTATGAGCCAGAATCAGTGGAGCATTACAAAGATACCGGGGTGCTACCCGACGACATTGATGAACTCCACAAATATAACGGGTACGATTGTGCTGCGACCTTGCAACTATTCAGTCTGCTTAGGGACCGGGCCGTCGCTGACAACGTATTTGATCTATACAGGAATCAAAAGATTCCCTTGATGAATGCCCTCGTAGACATTGAGCTACGAGGTTTCCATTACGATGCTATAGGCGCTGCTGATCTTAACGAGGCTATCGTTATCCCTCGACTGCGTGAACTTAAAGCGGAGCTACAGGAGATCGTAGATTTGCAGCTATTCAATCCTGCATCGCCTCAACAGTGTGCAGCATTCATGTACGACACCTGTGGATTGATTCACCAATTGAAGTCAACGCGAAAGAAGTCATTTGAACGGGCAACAGGCAAAGAGGTACGCAAAGAGATCATCGAAGGGCGTTACCATTGCAAGTCACGTTACGAGGACAGACTGGTAGCGTTCGCTGAGTACATGGAGTTGTTCAGTCAGATTAATAAGCAACGAGGCACGTACTTGGAAGGACTGATTAAACTTGTCGAACCGGATGGAAAACTCTACTGCACATTCAATCCATGTGGACCGGCTACGGGCAGACTCAGTAGCCGAGTGCCAAACTTTCAGAACATTACTAGAGAAGCAAAGGATATCGTCCCCGGAATCAGAAAGCTCTTTAAGCCTAGTCCCGGATGCGTACTTGTCCAAGCGGATTATTCTCAAGCAGAACTCAGAGCTACTGCAAGACTTAGTGGAGATAATAGCCTACTTGCAATCTACACTGATGGAAATAGAAGCCTACACAGAGAAACTGCTAACTCATTCTATGGAAGTAACTATACGAAAGAGCAATACGTAAAGAGTAAGAACATCAACTTCGGTGTGGTGTACGATCAGAGCGCATTCATGTTCGCACAGATGTATCAGATGCCACAGAAGGAAGCGCAGGCTTATATAGATAACTGGTTCAAGCAGTTCCCACAGGTACTCATCTGGAAAGATAGCATTAAGAGGCAAGTAGTAACCGGCGATGACATTGTTGCACCCTTCGGCGGTAAGCGACGCTTCCACTTAATCACGGAGGAAAATCTTGAAGAGGTCAAGCGACAAGCTATCAACTTTCTTCCGCAGAATACTGCTAGCGAACTCACAGTATGGTCACTATGCACCCTCAACAGAGCGGGTGTTCCTATTATTAGTACTGTTCATGATAGTATTATTGCTGACGTTCCTCAGTGTGACGCGATGGATACTGCCCTACTTATGAAGAAGGTAATGGAGAGTGCAGCTAAAGAGTGCTTAGGGTGGGATCTGCCATTTACGGTAGACATATCAATGAGCGACGTATCGTGGGGAGAGGTTGAGGAACTTGAACTTGTCTGACATTTCACCTAACGTATACCCTATCAACTTACTGAGTGAGTGCAGCACAGGGCTGTGCTTATTCGGCGCAGGGTTCTACGGTGCCAACGATGCTATCCATATGTTAGGCGCTGATATAGCAGTACACGTTGTTGACAATGATGAAGTTAAGATGGCAACTATGGAAGATATGTACCCGTCCAGTTGGATATTCGACACAAACGATGTAACCGTATGGCTGCCTAAGATTGCTAATGCAAAGGTAGTCACCTGGGATATCGTGAGTGTAGATGCGCCACAGAATATGTTTCCCTGGGTGCTCAGTAATTTCGATGAGATAGCTACTCTAGCTAACAAGTACCTCGTAGTTACTATGGCTGTTGAGCTAGCAGAGGCCGTTGCCTACTTCTGCGATAACCTCGATTGGGAGTTAGTCTCCACTATGAATAGATCGCAGAGCGGTCTTATTGAGTTATTGATCTTCAAGCGGGTCGGCGGGTGAGCGCCCCCAAACCGCCACAGGGGGTAGCCCCGCGCCAGCGGCCACAGGCGGTGCGCTCCGGGCCTGCGGGGGGTTGCCCCTGCCTGCACCCTGCCCCTGAGCGGAGAACGGCTTACAGCTTATATGCTATTGAGTATCTATGAAAATCATTAGTCTAGACCCTGGCGTAACAACTGGATATGCTGTAGGGCATATCGAGGACGGTGTAATGTACGTTCGTGCAGGACAGGATACGTGGTCCCACAACGAACTGTGGCAAGAGCTACACCTAGCCAAGCCTGATGCTATTGTTTGCGAATCCTTTGAGTACCGCAACAAAGCTAGACCCGGATTGATCCTGTACTCAGTAGAACTCATCGGGATAGTTCATCTGTTCTGCTCACCATCATACCAGAACCCCACTGTGGGGTTGTTTATGCAAAGCGCCGCGAAGGGCAAGAGCTACTATAGCAACACGCACCTTCAGAATGGGAACGTGTATAAACGTGGCATTCCACATGGCATGGATGCTCTTCGTCACCTTCTACATTGGTTTACATTCGGCGCGGGGTTTCAATACAACAAGCACGGCTTTGCACCAACGGAGGGCCAGTAGCTCAATGGTTAGAGCATCCGACTCATAATCGGCAGGTTGTAGGTTCGATCCCTACCTGGCCCATATGTATGATGAAGAGACTATCTTTTTCTTGTGGATGATAGCGGGTCTACTAGTATGGTTTAACCTGATTGGGCTGCTAATCAATTGGATCTTCTAGAGCAGGCCAGCCCTTATTGCTATAGCAACAGCGTGAGTTGTGTTCTTTGCATCTAGTTTATACCGCGCAGTTTTCAACTGATCGCGGATAGTATGATGCGATAGGCCAACAGCCATAGCCGCACTCTTCGTAGTACCATGCTCAATAATGGCATTAAGGGCTAAGCGTTCTGCTGGTGTTAGTACTGTAATCATCTTTCTCGGCTCAGACGCGAGTACGCCGTCCGTTATTGAGCCAAAATGGTCAGTAATATTGCGGCCCTCCGGGTGGTCGTTGTTAAAATAGTCAAGCCCATCTATAGCCATTAGAATCCGTTGTGCAACCGGACCGCCCATCCGTACCTCTAACTGCAACAGTTTATAAGACTGTTCTATGTCTATATTGGAGCGTTGTAGTACAATGCGTATAGGTTC